GTTGACGTTGCAGTAGAAGCTTCTCCGGATATAGTATTAAAACCGCCATCAATTTTAAGAAAAGCGTCATTCATATCTCCTAGCCACGTTGGCTGGTCTGTACCTATCCATTGCGGTAATTTTAGATATTCTGTTTTGTTTGTTGAACCCATAATTTAAACTCCTTTCAATAATTAATTATGTATTCCATCATTATCAAATTCAAATCCTGTTAACATTTTTGAATCGTATGATTCAGCTGTAAGATTTAATGTATCGTATGTATTAGTAGATATAGCGTTAGGTCTAACTGACTGGAATAATCTATATAATACACGCTGAACAGTATCATATACACCTGTTACATAATCGAAAACATACCATTGATATATTTTACCGAAAATCTGTTTAGATAGCGTGTCAAATTTAATAGCTGTGATGTGGGTATTATCATATTTATCCGCTGTTATTTTAGCAGAATCATAATCATAGCATGTGATACCGTAATAACGCAGTGTATCATATATATGATTAATAACAACATCTAAAGGGTTATTATATCCAACAGTTGGATCGTAAATCATTATTTTTTCAAAAATAGCGTCATCTATATATTTTTTTAGTTCGTTTAATTCATTAGTAACCCAAATTCGTAATACATCATCTAAGTTATTGATGTATTTATATAAATTATTTACTTCAATTGAAATTTTTTCATATACATTATTGAAATTTACTTCTGTTTCTTCTTTAAAATTTAATAAATTATTATCTTGAATTTCATTTTGTTTATCAACATATTCTTTTAAAACAGATATTTTTTCATCGACAATATTACTAATTTCATCTTCAATACCGTTATATGCTTCAATTACTTCATTTATTTTTGAAACAACTTTACAAAGTGTTTCATAATAAGATAAAGAATCATCATAGACAAGAGGTATTACTTTTTGACACCAAAATCTCATTTTTTTTAAGTTTATATCCATAAATTTACCTCCGTTATTACCATAATTTGAAAAATAAATCTTTTAGATCAACTATAATCATTGAATCAATATTAATTAATGATTCTCTATATTCATCTAACATTTTTGAATAGCTCATACTTCCCCGTTTTCCTGTAATTTTTTCCAGATACTCATCTGTGCTATTAGAAGTACCAGAAGCATTACTATCTACAATAGTGGCGTTTGATAGATAAGTGTTATTTTCAATATTCTGTAAGCTACCTTGTGGAGTATCACTGAATCTATCTGTAGATTTACCTGTAGTAGTTTGTGTTGATTCATTATCTAAAGTATGTTCTGTAGTTATATCAGTATCGTATAAGGGATTAAAATCAACACTCCATGCCTTGTATAATTGGTTGTAGTAAGGCATTATTTCATTCATTTTTGTATTGAGTCGTAATTTCCATAACCCAACTGTTTCTTCTGAAATTTCACGAGTATAATAATGTTTAATTATTTTTGTTTCGATAACAGTCCGGTAATCTTCATCAAAAATAGGAAAATCAAAATCAAATATTTTCGGTAAAGCTTTTTTAATAACATTTTCAATATTATTATAGCCTGCTGATTCTGTTAATCCTGCATAGCTTTCGCAAATATATCTTAGTTCTGTAGTATACATACTCATTTTTTAATCACCAACCATAATATGATTCCAACACCAATTATACCAACCTGAATACAATACCATAGGATTACACCAGTATTATAATCAAACATTATTTCAAATCCACTCTTCCGTAAATTTTAGTATTCATCACGTTTTTTTTCATTGTCAACATCGTCAACATCTTCAAAATCTTTATCAGCGACATTTTCTTGATAGTTTACTGAAATATTCAATCCAAACATTTCATTAATTTGATCGCAGGCTTGCTCTCTTGCATTTAAACGAGAATATCGAGAAGCGATAACGCCGCCCATGTGTCTTTCAACTTCATCAGATATTAATCTTTCTTTTTTTGTGATTGATACATTTGAAATTCCTAAGCAAGTAAGAGCTTCATTCCATATTTTTTCTTTTAAGTTGTAAATATCTTCTGCCACATAAGGAGCATTTGTGTTTAATAC